AGGCCGATACCGACCTATAGCCAATACACACATTCAGATTACATTTCACCGCCACCCGTAGTGCATCGCCGTCGTCGGCGAGAGGGTTCCAGTACACATAAGGCTGCATGATGCCCGGCTGCGGGGCATAACGTGCGCCACCACGGCTAAGTGCATAAAACTTAATCCCCGCCGCCTTTGCGGCGTATGCAAGAAGTTCGCGGTCAGTCATTTCCCCACCCCCACCATGCTCACCATCTGCCCAGTATGCGGCACCAGTGCATCACCCCTACGGCTGGGGTGGCGTAGATGATCCATTGCACCAGGCCTGCCTGCCGATTGCGCCCAGTTGGGGCCGGTGTAGGTGCCCGAGCCAGTGACGTACTGCCGTAGGCCAGCGACGATGCCAGCGAAGGGGAGGCTGTAAAGGTTGGGCTCCGATGTCGATCTTTGAATCGTGATAAGGCCGTCGCGCACCATCGAGGTGAGTCGGGAACACATGGCAGTGAGGCGATCGCCGGTCAGTTTTGCCAGTTCGTTGGCTGTGCACGGCTGATTTTTGCGCAAAGCTTCGATGATCTCAGTGCGCTTGATGGGGCAGGGTGGAAGGTTTGACATGGTGTGCTTTCAAAAAGTGGCTTCGGTTGCCTTGGCAATGGCTGCCTTGGCGGCGGTCACGAAGTGCGGCGGCGCGTAGCTGTCCGAGCTGTAGGGCTTGCCTGGGCCGTCAAGCTCGGCCACCAGTGCCTGCAGGGCGGCGAGCAGATCGGGTGCGGCGGCAGTGAGGCGGGCGTTGGCCACCCTTTCGACGTTTCTTGGGCCATCGACATACGCGACGTGCAAGCCTCCCGCATTAATCCAGATGCGGAATTGATCTGGGCTGAGCAAGTGCTGCTCTTCTTCCTCGACGCGCCACGGCCCCGGTGTGTGCGCGCTCATGACAGCCACCCCATGAGCGCCATCACGGCGAGTACCAGCGCCGCAATGGCGCAGGTGGCCACCACCACCACGTCGGCGGCTGGCATGGGCGGGTAGTCGTCGGGCGCCTCGATGTGGTGGCTGGTGTGCGGCCCGAAGGCCGAATCGAGCGAGCGGTGCGCCCGGCCTGTCCAGTTGCTTGACTTGGTGTTCATGTGGGCTCCGGTTGGTGTTGCGATAGCCGTACTTTACCCAATGGGGAACGCAAAAGCAATACCCAAAGGGAAAAAAGCAACAAAAAATTTTTAAGGTGATCGGGTCTTGCGCCGGGCGCCGAAGTCCTATACAGTTTGTGTTTATTGGAGCCGATCAATGAAGACCATAGGCGAGCGCGTCAGGCAGGCAAGAGAACACAGAGGTCTATCTGGCGTTGGGCTGGCCAAGCTGGTGGGGTACAAAACCCAGTCCGGGGTAAGCAACCTCGAAAATCGAGCCGGCGGGCGTGGTGGGCTCATGTTGCCCAAAATCGCCCAAGCCCTTGATGTGTCACTTGATTGGCTGCTAGATGGTCCAGACACTGCGGATGTGTCGCAAGTGCCGGCTTATGCCCGCAAGGCTCAGGGCCATCGTGGTGATGATGGGCCTAGATGGCCCTCCAGAATGGCCCGATCGACCGCCCACGGCCTCATCGACCAAATCAGCGAGGTGGGGTTGGCTCGATTGCTGCCGGTGCTCGAAGATGTGGCCAAGGCTCGCCCCGAAAATCAAGGCGAAAAGTGACTTAAATCAACGGCCTGAGGGCCAGAAGGAGAAGCAGATGGAGATCATAGCAGCTTGGGCTTTTTTTGCCGCGCTTGTCGGCTACATGGCGGCCACGTTCAACCGCAGTGGCTTGCTGTACTTCGTGCTTTCGCTGATCTTGTCGCCTGTGGTTGGCCTCATCGTGCTGCTGATCTCAGGCAAAAAAACCGACAAGCCCACGCCGGCCACGCATGTAAAGTGCCCCGAATGCCGCGAACTGGTGCTCAAAGACGCCAGCAAGTGCAAGCATTGCGGCTGCGCGCTGGTGCCGCAGTAGGCGATAACAGCTAGGAGGCCCGCTGAGTAGGCGCGTGCGGTGGCCTGCCTCGCCGCAGCGGCTTCGTGCTACCTTCTGGTGTTTCCGCCTCTGGCTTGGCGGGCTCTGCCGCCGGCTGGGCCAGCGCTGCCACTAGGCGCAGCACCGTTGACCACTGATCCTCTGGCAGGCTCTCCATCAGAGCCATGACCCGCGTGCGCGGGTCTTCTTTCGCCTGCATTTCGCTGTACGTGGGCGCGTTGTCCATCCAGCCACGGGGCAGCGCCAGCCTTTCCTCGATTTCGCGGGCCATCGTGTCACCCATGTTGTATGTCTTTCCGCCGCGGTCGTGCCGCACGTTGGCGTTGAGGACGCGCGTCAGTCTTGCAGTTTCGCTTCTGGCGTAGCCCAGCAGCTGACAGAGGTTCGCGGCCCCGCCGTGCTTGTCGGCGAGCATTTTCAGCTTGGTTCGCCGGATTTCTTCGCAGGTTTGCATGGCTGTGGATTGCATCAAAGAAGTGGGAGAAAAAAAATTCCCCAAGGGGCTTGACATACATTCCCCATTGGGAAGTACAATGGCCGCATGAACACTTTGAAAGACTGGCTCGACCAGGAGTCCGGCAGGGCGGCTGCGCTGGCTCGGCATCTCGACGTCGTTCCATCCTTCGTACACAAAATGGCCATGGGCGAAAAGCCCGTGCCGGTGCAGCGCATGGCCGCCATCGAGGCTTTCACCGGCGGCGCAGTCACTCGCCAGTCCTTACGCCCCCACGACTGGCACCAAATCTGGCCCGAGCTGGCCGCCACCGAGCCCCAACCATGACCAGCAATAACCCCGACCGCATCGAGCTGCGCGTCGAACTGCCCAGCGTCGATGTGTCCGTGCTCGACGGCTACTGCAACGCCACAGGCCGCTCCCGCGCCGATGTGGTGCGCTGCATCCTGTCCGATTGGTCGTTGGCGCGTATCCATGAGGCAAAAGTAATCTGCCGCGTGGCTGGTGTAAATCCGTTTGAATCGGAACCGGGCAGGAAATGACCGCCGCAGCCGCCGCCACCGCTCGCCGCCCCCTCACCCTGCGCGAGGCCGAGGCCATGCTGCAGTACGTCGAGGGCGCCGAAGACCGTGAAACGTGGCTGGCCGTGGGCATGGCGCTCAAGTCCGAATTCGGCCCCGACGCCCTCGACCTGTGGGACCGCTGGAGCAGCGCCGCCGCCAACTACGACTCGCGCGCCGTGGCCGCCTGCTGGCGCGGCTTCAAATCATCGAGCACCGGCGGCTACAGCGCAGGCACCCTCATCAAGTTTGCCAAGGACGGCGGCTACCGCCCCAGCGCCGCCGCCTCGCCCACACCCGGCGAGCTCACCGACCTAGCCCGCCGCCGCGCCCAGCGCGCCCACAAGGCCGCCGCCGAAAAGGCCCAGCGCGAGGCCAATGCCGCCACCGCCATGCAGCGCGCCCTCGAGTCGTGGCAGCAGGCCAGCCGCGAGGGCTCCAGCCCCTACTGCGCCCGCAAGCTCGTCGAGCGGCCCGAATCGGTGCGCTTCACCCCCGGCGGCGGCATCGTCATCCCCATGATCCGCTACGACCTCCCGCGCCACCTCGCGCTCAAGGGCGTGCAGACCATCGCCCCCGATGGCGCCAAAAAGTTCACGTTCGGCATGGAAAAAAGCGGCACCGCCTGCCGCCTCGGGCTGGCCGTGGTCGGCGAGCCCGTTTTCATCTGCGAGGGCTGGGCCACCGGCGCCAGCATCCGCGCCGCCATGGGCTACCGCCTGCCCGTGTTCGTGGCTTTCGACGCCTACAACCTGCCTCTGGTGGCGCAGTACGTGCACCAGGCGCTGCCTGGCAGCCCGCTCATCATCTGCGCCGATGACGACCACGCCACCAAGCGCGACGGCTGGCCGTGGAACGTGGGCCGCATCCAAGCGCAGGTGGCCATGGACGGCGTCATGGACGCTGGCGCCAAGCTGGTGTGCCGCAGCTACCCCGTGTTCGACGCCGCCACCCCGCGCACCGACAAAGACACCGATTTCAACGACCTGCACCGCCTCGAGGGCCTACCCGCCGTCACCGAGGCCATGGAGCTGGCAATCGAGGCCCTCGAGCTCATCAAAAGCTATGGCTAAGCCCCACATCTACCACCTGCCCAACGACATGGACGACAGCGACGACTCTGGCGCGGCCACCCCACCACCTAGGGGCGGGGCACCGCTCGGCGCGCGCCGCGAGAAGCGCAAAAAAAAGGTGGACATGGGCAAGCTGCAGACGCTGTTCAAGAGCTTCGTCTATCAGTACGGCTCCAACATCGCGTGGGACACCAGCAATCGCATCGCCATCCTCATCAGCAACCTGCGCCACACCTTTGGCAACGACGAGGTGCGCATGTGGCTGGGCAGCGAAAGGCGCCGCGACGTCATGCCCGATCAGGTCGTGTTCGACCCCACCGGCGCCTGCGGGCCTGCCGCCGTCAATCTTTTTGGCGGGCTCGACATGGTGCCCATGCCCGGCAACGTGCGCCCCATCCTCGACCTGCTCGAGCACCTCTGCGGCCAAGACGAAGACATCTACAGCTGGGTGCTCGATTGGTGCGCTTACCCGCTGCAGCACTTGGGCGCCAAGCTGCCCAGCGCCGTCATCATGCACGGCGACGAGGGCAGCGGCAAAAACCTATTCTGGGAGTGCTACGCCAGCCTGTACGGCGAATACGCCAAGGTCGTGGGCCAAGACCAGCTCGAGGACAAGTTCAACGACTGGATCAGCAAAACCTGCTTTGTGATCGGCGACGAGGTGCTCAGCCGCCAAGAGATGCGCCACCTGAAGGGCAAGCTCAAGGCCATGATCTCGGGCAAAACAATCCAGATCAACACCAAGATGATGCCCGTGCGCAGCGAGCGCAACCACGTCAACATGGTGTTCCTGAGCAACGAGATCCAGCCCAACGCCCTCGACTCATCCGACCGCCGCTATCTGGTCGTTTGGACGCCGCCCAAGCTCGAGCGTGCCTTTTACCAGCAGGTGGCCGACTGCATGGCCAGCGGCGGGCGCGAGGCTTTCATGCACTTCCTGCTGCAGCGCGACCTGGCGCACTTCGACCCCTACGCGCCGCCGCCCGAGACGGTGGCCAAGGACAACCTCAAAGACCTCGGGCGCCCCACCCCTGAGCGGTTTTGGCTCGCGTGGAAGCGCGATGAGCTGCCGGTGCCATACAACAGCTGCAGCGCCGAGCAAGCCTACCAGCTCTACCGCAAGTGGTGCAGCGCCGAGGGCGAGAAGTGGCCGGTCACCAAAAATTGGTTTGGGCGCATGGTCTCGCGCGTGGCTGGTGACGCGCTAATTGTGCGTCAAATTCGCGTGCATTTGGGCCAAGTTTGCCGCGTTTGGATGGTCGCCCCGCCCCCCGAAGGCGTTGATGTGGGCCTGTGGGCTGAGCAAGCAATCGCCGCTTTTGACAACAAAATCAAAGACTGGCGGGTAGGCGAATGAAAAAAGTGGCGTCAGGTATCAGTACCAACAGTTACGGCATCAGGCAAAATGCCGGTACAGAAAAGCCCAATCAAAACAACGCTGTAACGGCATCACGGGCAGTTACGGCATTTCCCTATATATACATGCGTGCGCCCGCGCACATACACATCACGAAAAATGCCGTAACTGCCTGTTATGCCGTTACAAAGATGTTTTTAAAAGGGTTTTTTGTACCGGCATCCAACCCTAATGCCGTAACTGCCGGTACAAACCCATGAAGCTCAGCATCCAGACCGATTTTCCGCAGGTCAAGCAGCGCCTCGAGCGCCTGCGTGCCGATGTGGCCGACAAAGCGCTGGCCATGGCGATCAACCGCACCATGGATCAAGCCCGCACGGCCATGGTGCGCCAGATCACGCGCGCCTACAACGTCAAGGCTGGGTTTGTGCGCCAGCGGCTGGCGATCAGCCGCGTGTCGTTCAAGAGCGGCAGCATGGCATTCACAGCGAGCCTCACAGGCACTGGCAAGCGCTCGGCCAACATGATTGCCTTCGTGGCCCGCAAAGCGCCCAACAATGGCCGCCGTGGCGGCCCGCAGCTCGGGTTTCGCATCCGCAGGGGCGGGCCTATCACCCGCGTGACCAGCGCCTTCATCGGCAACAAGGGCCGCACGGTGTTTGCGCGCACTGGCGACGCACGGCTGCCCATTCGGGCGCTGCGCACCATCGACGTGCCCCAGATGTTCAACCAGCGCGAGATCAACGCCGCCGTGGTGCAGGTCATCCATGACCGCTTCCAGGCGGTGTTCGAGCAGCAAGTGAGGTTCTATGCCAGCCGCGCCCGCTGACGCCGCCGCGCTGGCCGCCGCCGCCGCCTCCCCCCCGGGTTGGTTCCCCCTGTGGCAGGCTGGAACGGGTGCGAAACGAT